TGTTTATTCATGAGGAATATAATACAGCTATTATTGAAAATGTATTAAAACGTCAGAAAATGGTATTAAAGCAAATAAAAAAAGAAAAGGAGGCGTATGGGCGCTCCAACATTGATGGAAGGGCTTTTGTTATCCTTGATGATTGTCTCTGGGATAATAGTTGGGCGCGTGATAAGATGATGCGACTTTTATTTATGAATGGGCGTCATTGGAAAATAATGACAACAATTACAATGCAATATCCTTTGGGTGTTCCTCCAAATCTACGGACCAATATTGATTATACATTTATTTTGCGTGAGCCATATATAACCAATAGAAAGCGAATTTATGAAAACTATGCTGGGATGTTTCCTACATTTGAATCCTTTTGTCAAGTAATGGACCAATGTACAGAAAATTATGAATGTCTGGTTATCAGTAATAATGCGCGTTCAAACAAACTGGAAGATCAAATTTTTTGGTATAAGGCAGAACCACACGATGATTTTAAATTGGGATCAAAAGAATTTTGGAGGCTCTCAGAAGATATTGTTTCAGATGATGAAGATGAGGCATATGATCCTAATGCTGTAAAGAAAGGTCCTAAAATAAATGTCAAGAAGAGTAAATGGTAGAGATGATGTTTGAGCAATCGCAATATGTATTATTTGTCTTTATTTCTTGAGCCTTTTGCATAATTCGGGAAATAAGTTTCTTTCTTTGCTGCATTTTATATAATAATAAATATTCAGGGTCTGTGAAAGAGGGTGTCCATTCTTTCCAAATTTCATTTTTATGTTCTTCTGCCCACCATCGGGTATTTCCTTTAGAAAATGAAACCATTCCTACTATTTTTCCTTTATGGTGAACATTCACATCGTAAATAGAATTATTTGTATGCCAAAAAGAGTTAGGAAATGTACATTCATTATAAAAAATATCTACATCTAATACTTTGTCCATTATTATATTAATTATAATAATTGACTTTAAATTACTTCAATCTTACAAGGTTGTCCACCACCTAATCCCACACGGTTCATAAACGCTTCCTCTGTTTCGTTTTTAAAATTAAAAGAACAACTGTGATTTTCAGGCAAGCGATGTTGCTGACAATAACGAAGTGTACAGCGACATTTCATATCTGTTAAAGTTAATTTATGTTTGCAAGTGCTCAGTGAACACCTTTTCTTTTTATTTTTCTTTTTACTATGGTGGGACATAGGATTATTCTATATTTATTTTTATACTAAAAATCTATTCAATTTTGAGCGGCGTCTTTACTTTTCTTCTTTCGAAAAGCTTTTTGTATTGCTGTGGCAGCGCCCCACTTCTTATCACGATTGTTAAATTCATCAACAGCTGTTTCACCCCCTTTAACGCGAATATTTTCACCAGCAAACAACTCCTTACGAATATCAGCGGCGCTGATATTTTCTCCTTGTTCTCCAAGGGAAGTCTCGATAGTGTTCATGCCTTCTATTCCAACCAATTCCCCATCCTTCGTAATACTCTGTGTTAATTTATTTCCAGTTTCTTTAGCCAACTTTTTGTTTTCCTCAATCGCCCGCTTCTTTGTATCCTTCACACGTCTTGCAAATTCATCCTTTGCGCGCCTATCATTATTGTCCTTCTCTTTCATCAGTTGATTCAATTCTTCCTCGAGATATTCTACGCGACCCGTTTTGTATGCCTCTGGTTCCCATGGCATCCACATCCCCACTGGACCTACATAAACATTGTGGTTAGGATCAACTTCTCGCAACATCTTAGCTCTCAATTCTGCCTCTTCCTGCGTAGAATATGACCCCCTAATCTTTAAGCCGCGGGTTGCTGTTTGAAAACGATGAGCTATATTAAATGTTTTCTCCAATGTTTCTTCTTTAGCATCCAAAAAAGTTTTGTAGTCATCCGAAATAGCATCAGTATTTAATTTCCCCTTTTCGCTCTTCATAAAATCTTTATAGTCTTCCATTATTTTGTCAAAATCTAAGTGATGTTTATATGAAATAAAGTTTAAAAACTGCGTAAATTTATCTACAGATTTAGTAAAATCAAAATGTTTTAGGAATTCTTCAAAAAAAAAGTGATTTTTCTGTTTTAAAAGATTTTCAGGCGATACAAAAGATACACAGGTAAATTTTTGCCCTGAAATAGGACGGTCTTCCTCCAATAAATCAACATATTTAGGATTTTCAGTTCCAGCACTGGTTAATTTTCTTTCAAATCCTTTAGCCATTATATATTGATTACTATAATTTTATTTTAAGTTTATAAAATTATATAATATATTTTTTTCTTCATATTATTTATAATGCTTCAGGAAATTAATAGAATGTTGGACTTAGGCGAACTCGTAAAGCGTGCCATTAAATATTTGATTGAAGGGTTCATGGTTGCTGTCGCGGCTTATGCTATCCCCAAGCGCGCCCTCAATTTTGACGAGGTACTTCTCATTGCCCTTACTGCGGCTGCTACATTCAGTATTCTTGATACCTACGTTCCAAGTATGTCGGTCGCCGCTCGCTCTGGCGCCGGATTCGGTATTGGTGGCAACCTCGTCGGTTTCCCCCGCCGTTAAATAACCATATCGCTGTAATATGATACTTCTTATTTATCATATTGTAGATATAAATTCCCAACTTAATTCATTGCATATTTTTTTCCAGATTTCATCTTGTTCTATTCTTTTTACTGGATCTTTTAACATCGGGAAATAAGCGAGAAATGTGGTTTCTCCCAATAATTCGCACATCTTATATAATACATAATAGTAATTCAAAAAATTTACTCTATCATCTGGACAATGGATAGCATAAGGACGCTGTATCTCCATAAATAAATTGCATAAAACATCTTCAAGATGTTGACTCATCACCGGAGGTTTTATACCTAATTTATCTTTTATAAATGGTATATGTTCATAATACTTATTGTACCCTAATTTCTTCAAAATATCTTTAGCTTTACTATTTGTAATTTGGAATAATTTTATCCTTTCTTTTTTAATTTGGGCTTTTATGTTTTTTAATACCTCCTCGGGTATTTGGGTCGTCTCTTTAGCCTGAAATTGCGCTAATATTTCTCTAAAATGATTTATACGTTTATATGCATAAAAACACACTTCTTTCGGTGGTTCTTTGTAAGATGGTTTTTCATGTTCAATGAGATAAGGAGTTTGAGTATAACATTTTTTACAAACCAATATACCTTCATAATCTACAGGCACAAGTTCGCCACCACACTTGCAGACGTCATGATGTAAGGTATAATTATCTATATTGATACTTTTTTCATCTACAGCTTCAAAATATTTTTGAATATCATTACGATCTTGTTTTCTGATGATAGATTTTCTTTCATTTTTATCAAAGAAAGAGTGTAATATTTTTTTCTTACTATTTCCTTCGGAAACCTCTTTTTTTTTCTCAAAATAATCAAAAATATATTGAGAATTCTCCAATAAATAAGATTTTCGTAATACACGATGCTTTTTAATTTTTTTTACCAAATCTTTTATTGTATCTTCTATTTTTAATCGGTCTACAATATTTGTTGCTTTAGCTTTAGCGGCTATTAATTTTTTTCTTTCTTCCTTCCATGCAGGGATTAATATATTTTCTATTTTATAAAACTCGCGCATTTTTTCGTGATGTTTACTATCCAAAGTTGCTATTTTTTTATTCATTTTGAATTTTTTGTTTGCTTTCGGTTTAAAGTTGGGCATATTTTATAATTAAATAACTTTTTTTTTATTATTTAATTAAGCGATAATTAAATTCTTATTGGTTTATATTTTTTTTCGGTTTTCTCTCCCCAACTTAAATGGATACGTCAAACTTAAAAATTAATATGGTCCAATTGCAAAAAATGGCATTTCTATTTAATGCTGTCGAAAATGGGTGGACTATAAAAAAAAAGACCAATTGCTATATTTTTAGTAAAAATCATGAAGGTAAGAAAGAGGTATATTTAGATTCATATCTTAAACGATTCATGAAGGAAAACATTGATTTAAATAAATTAATTAATAATGAATAAAAAGGGTTTATATAAAATTTTTTTTTCTTTAGCAATATTATAACACTATGGGAGGAGGATTAATGCAACTTGTAGCTTACGGAGCCCAGGACGTATACCTGACTGGGAATCCACAAATCACTTTCTGGAAGGTAACATACCGCCGCCACACCAACTTCGCAATGGAATCTATTGAACAAACTTTCAACGGACAGGCTGACTTCGGGCGCCGTGTGCAGTGCACGGTGTCGCGCAATGGCGACCTTGCCTACCGCACCTACCTTCAGGTGGTGCTGCCGCAGATTAATGCGTGCAATCCGCACGAGGCGCAGGGGTCGGGTCGTGATGCCACTTATGCTCGGTGGATCGACAACCCGGGTATTAACATGATCGATTACGTGGAAGTTGAGATTGGGGGGCAGCGCATAGACCGGCAATATGGTCAGTTCATGCACCTCTGGAACCAGCTTACGATGACCGCCGAACAGGAGCGCGGTTACAACAAGATGGTTGGGCAGACCACTCAGCTTACCTACTTGACCGACCCGTCATTCTCGACGGTCAACATCCCGTGTAACACTGGTGCTCCATGCAACACTTGCGTGCCACGCTGCTCGCTTCCGGAGACCACCCTTTACGTGCCACTCCAGTTCTGGTTCTGCCGCAACCCAGGACTTGCGCTTCCACTGATTGCCCTCCAGTATCACGAAGTGAAGA